GTTGGCTGCAAATACCTCTCGGTGAGCCAGAAGCGCACCGTGTGGTCGAACTATTGGCCCGGCACTGATGTCGCCTCGTCCCAGACGGTCGAAGGCTACATTGTGAACGATCCGAATGCTCGGTTCGTCGTGCAGACTGGTTCGACTGGCGCTACGCAGTCCACCGTCAACCTGAACATCGGCTTCGACATTGGCTCTGGCAACACCGCCAACGGCCTGTCGGGCGCGTTCGCTGACGTTACGACCGCTGCCGCTGGCACGACCACCCTTCCCTTCCGTGTTGTGGGCCTTGTCGTTGATCCCCCGGGGTCGGCTGGCACTGAGGCTGGTGCGTATAACCGCATCATTGTGGCGTTCAATAACGTCACGACCAAAAACTTCACCGGCATCTAAGAGGAGTAGGCACCAATGGCTGTCAATCTTTCGGCTATTAAAGACCTTCTCCTCCCCGGTCTCCGTGGAATTGAAGGCAAGTACGAGCAGATCCCGTCTCAGTACGACAAGATCTTCACGAAGCACGACTCGAAGATGGCGCTGGAGCGTACCGCTGAAATGCGTTACCTCGGCCTCGCTCAGTTGAAGACTGAGGGTGGTCAGACTGCCTTCGACAACAACGCTGGCGAGCGTTATGTGTACAATCAGGAGCACACTGAACTGGCTCTTGGTTATGCCATCACGCGTAAAGCCATCGATGACAACCTCTACAAGACCCAGTTCCATCCGTCGAACCTCGGCCTGATTGAGAGCTTCAATCAGACCAAGGAAATCTACGGCGCGAACGTCCTGAACACCTCCACGACGTACAATGCGTCGATTGGCGGCGACGGCGTTGCTCTGGTGTCTGCCTCCCATCCGATTGATGGCGGCACGATCTCCAACTACGCAACCAACGATCTGAACGAGAGCACCCTGCTCAACGCGATGATCGCCGTTCGTACCAACTTCAAGGATCAGGCTGGCCTGAAGGTGTTTGCGCGCGCTCGCAAGCTCATCGTCCCGCCCGCCCTTGAGCCGGTTGCTATCCGCCTTCTCAAGACGGAACTGCGTCCGGGTACTGCGGACAACGACGTGAACGCGATCCAGAGCACGGCCGGTGGTCTTTCCGAAAGCTACATGGTTTCGGATTACCTCACGTCCACCTCTGCGTGGTTCCTGCTCACGAACATCGATGGTCTCTCCTACATGGAGCGCATCAAGTTCGAAACCGATATGCAGGTCGATTTTGTGACCGACAACCTGCTGGTTAAGGGCTACGAGCGTTACAGCTTCGGCTACTACAACTGGCGTTCGATCTACGGCTCGATCCCGTCGTAATACCGATAGGGCGGGGGCTACGGCTCCCGCCTTTCATCTAGGCTAACTGATCTTGTAGACCGGCCTAGCGGACGCTGCACAGACTACAAGATCGCATCGTGCAGGAGGGCCCTATGGGCGCTACTACGTTTACTGGTCCTATCAAGGCCGGTAACATCCTGAACACGAGCGGCTCCACTCTCGGCACTGACGTTGCAAACGTCGGCTATGTGGTGATGGCTCAGTCTTCGGCTGTTACGCAGGCTGCGACCACGACCTCGATTGTCATCCCAGCAAACAGCCAGATCCTCTCCATCGACATCATGGTTACGACCGCTTGGACGGGCGCAGCCACGACGTTTGGCGTGGGTACGACGGCTTCGGCGACGTTCCTGACGGCCGCTGGCGCGCTTGACGGCGCTGCTATCGGCCCGCTGGCGGCTTCTCCGGGCACCGACGCTACGCGCGCCGGCAACTGGATCGACGTTGGCACGACGGATCGCAAGATCGCTGTCACTTCCACGAATACCGGCTCTGGTGTCGGTGTTATCACGGTAACCTACGTTCAGGCGCGTAACCTGACTGCGTAATCTGGCCACTAGGAGGCTACTATGAAGGGTCGTAAAACTCGTTCTACTGGTGGCATTAATGTCGCCGCTGAAGATCTTGCCACGCGCAACATGGAGTACACCAAGGACTCCAACGTCAATCGCGCGGCTGTCCAGCGTAAGGCTGGCGGCATGGTTGATGGCAAGATGGCCAAGATGCACGCTGGCCGTAAGCCGCGTAAGTCTGGCGGTCGCTTGAAGCTTGCGGATTGGTCTGCGGCCCAGAAGGGCACGCCGGCTAAGGGCCGCAAGACTGACGGCAGCCTCGACGCCTGATTAAAGCGGGGGCCTTTGGCCCCCGTCCTTTCTGGAGGATGAAATGGCGCGTAGTCCTGCTTGGCAGCGTTCTGAAGGAAAGAACCCTGAAGGTGGTCTTAACGCTAAGGGGCGTGCCTCTGCTAAGGCAGAAGGGCACAACCTGAAACCTCCTGTTTCCCGCGAGCAGGCTCAGAAATCTGAGATGTCAGCCGCGCGTCGTAGAAGCTTTTGCG